TGATATCGAACGATGAGAGCGCGACACCGAATTTCCCCGCGTGTTCTTCGAGCTCGCTGAATCCGTTCACTAGAACTGGAAGAAGGTCGACTCCCTTCATCAGCTCCTTGGCGAATGTGATCCGATCGGCGTCGTTGAGCGTTTCGAGCTTGGCGGCCATCTCGCCGAGCAGCTCCTCGGGATGCAGGCTTCGAAGATGATCGACATCGAGGCCCCACCGCGCAAATAGCTCCGGCTTCTTATCGAGGTTCTTTTCCAGGTTGACGATCGCTGAGCCAAAGGCATCGATGTCGACTCCGGTGCGCCTCGCCATCAGCTGATATTTCTGGACGGCGTCGGTCGAGATCTGATATTTCGCGGCGAGGTCGGAGATCTGCTTCGCGTGCTCGGACGTGGCGTTGATCAGCTCGAAGGTCTCCTTCGCCGCGCCCGCCATGGCACCGGTGGCCGCAAGGATCATTGCCGGGCCGGCCATTCCCGCCACGGAGCCGAGACCCACACCGTCGATACTTCCGATCTTGTTGAGAACTTCCTTCTTGGCTTCCGCCGCCTGGGCGGCTGCCTCCTCCTGAGCGCGGAGCTCCTTGAGAGCGGCGATCGCCGGCTGGAGCGCGATCGGGACCTGGGCTCCGGCCTTGGCGAGCCGCTCGACCGCGGTGCCGAGGATCTCCGTCTGCTGGGCGCTGAGGTTCGCGACGCCGCCGGCCTGGCGAACCGCGCCGGCCCATGATTCCATCGCGGCCTGCGCCTTCGTAGCGTTCAGCTGATCGAGGCGCTTCTGGATGGCGCCGCTCGCCTTGCTGACCTCGCGGTCGATGTTTGCGGCCGCGTCGGGATCCATTCCGATCGAGATCAGAGCGGAAAGAACGGTGATCGGCTTACCGCTGTCGCTCATCAGTGTTTGATCTCCACCACTTGGCCACCGGACATCATGGCGAGGTTGCGCAGGGCCTGTTCCTGCTGTTTCACGCGATCCAGCGGGGTCATTTCACCCGCGGGATTTAGGAGGCGCTCGAGGTTCGGCAGCTTCTCGTGCCGCGAGTAGGCCTCAGACCACCAGGCGGCATACTGGGCCACGCGATAGGTATCCCGTAGGGTCTCTGCCCGGGCGCGCACCTCGGTCCCGATCTCGCGCAACGTCATGCTCCAGAACCGTTCACTGGTGGTGCCAGCCCTGGCCGCGGCCGTGATTAGTGCGGACCAGCTCCAGGGCTCTCGGCTTTTGGGGGTGAATCGCCCTTTTCGCTCGTGTCCTTCATCGCCTCCGGGAAGCCGAGGACGAGACCGCGGGCCAGGGCCTGGCGCACGGCCGGCAGGCCCGCCGCGTCGATGATCGAGCCGGCATCGGCCAGAGTCTTGACTTGGTCCGCATGCCTTGCCTGGAGGGCATAGAACAGCGCCAGGCGAGCGTCATGATGGAGGGCCGCGGGCAGCGTGAAGAGGCGATCGAGGAACGCCAAATCCCCGGACGGGCCCGTCGCGATGCCCCACGCCGCCTGAAGTTCGGCAAGGGCGGAGGTGATGAAGACGAGGACGAAACGGCCGAGCTCGCCAGCGACGAGCTCGGCCTCTCCGCGCAGTGGGTTTGCCATCGCGCTTTAGGTGCCCATGAACGTCGAACCGGTCTGCGGTCCGCCGGTGGGCGAGAACGTGAGCGTCGCGCGATCGACGTCCTGGCCCTTGTAGACGAACTTCCGCTTCGTGACGTAGGCCTTGCAGATGAAGACCATGGTCGCGGCCGCGTTCGTGATCCGGATCCAGAGCAGCGAGCGGGTGCGGAAGTACCCGATCGTGTTGGACTGGACCGAGATCCCGGGAACGAAGTTCACGTTGAGCGTGAAGTCGGCCAGGTCCTTGGCCTTCGACATCACGACCTCTTCGTACCCGCCGGGGCTCTGGTTCGTGCGGAACTTGATGGCGACGGCCGAGTCCTCGGGGACGTCGAGATCGTCGTCGCGGACTTCGCCGACCTCCACGTAGGCGCCGGGGCTGCCCGAGGCGTCGGGGGCGATTTCGACCTTGAAACCGTAGGCTGAGACTGCTTGGGTGACGACTTCGGTCATGGGTTTGTCTCCTGAGAGTTACTTGGTTGGAGGTTCGGCTTGCCTTAGTAGCCGATGACGTGGATGCGGTAGTTCACGTTGGCCGCACCGGCGAGGAGCTTGAGGATGTCCCCCGTGGCCGCGACGACGGTCCAGCCGACCTGGGGAGCCATGAGGACGATCAGGCCGCCCGGCGAGAGGGCGAGGGTGTGCGTCACGGCGCCGAAGGGCCCCTGGAACGGGTTGGTCCCGTTGCCCACCGTGATGTCCACGGTGTTCGCCGCATCGGACTCGAGGATGATCGCCTTGACCTTGGTGAAGGAGACGACGTTCCCGAACGCGTCGACGAGCGAGCCGGCGAGGTCGATGTTGTCGGTGCCGCCGTTCGTGATCGGGCGATAGTCCGAGAACAGCGTGGTGGCCTGGTTGGAGGCCGAGCCGTTGGTGATGTCCTGGGCGACGGTCCTGGCGAGATCCCCGTTTACGTTCTGGTGATCGAGGACGCTCTGATACGCGAGCGACATGGTGAGCTGGATTCGGCCGTTGAGGGTCATGGGTGCTGCTCCTTAGGATTCGCGCGCGTAGCGCACAAGAAAATCGGTTGAAACGCGGTGATATCGGACGGCCGAATCGGCGGCGGCCTGAACGGCGGGTTCGTCGAAGTCCTGCTGGTTGAGAAGGCGGGCCCAGTCCATGCGAGATCCGTCCGCGATGCAGAGCGGGACTCCGGCCGGGCGCCGGCCCTGAGGGTCGAGAGTGCGGGCGATCGCATCGGCTACGGCCTGGGCGGCCATGAGGGTCTCTCCCCAGGCGTCGATCTGGATCCGGGCATCCAGGAGACCTGAGGGGCCGCGCTGGCCTCGAGCGACCGGCTGATCGCTGATCTTCTTGTAGGTGACGGCCGGCAGCGTCTCAGCCTCAGGCAGGGGCTGTGGCGAGATCCGGTCGACCACCAGGGCCGACACGGTCGAGGAGGCGAGCAGGCAAGCGCGGACGCAGCTCTCGATCATTTGCCGAGCTCCTTGGCGACGCGGGCGCCGACGCGATCGAGCATGCGCGGCAGCTCGACGTCCGCGGTGGGCCTCAGGAAGGGGCGGGCGGCCATCTTGCGGGTCCCATATTCCGAGAACAGGAGGGCCCAGCCGCGGGCGCCCTTGCCGCTCATGACGCCGATCGCGACGCGTGCCTAATCCGGCGTCGCCCCTTCGACCGGGGCGACCGAGATGGAATCCGCGGCGTGGGGATGGTGGTAGCCCTTAGGAGCCATGGCGATCATCCGCTGGACGACGGGCTCGGCCTCCTCGACCAGGATCTTCTGGCGCGCCTCGAGAGGCAGAGCGCGCTTCATGCGGTCGGCGATCGACCGGCCGATGTTCTGGGTGGGAGTGACCTTGGAGCCGATGGTGATCATTCGGCCCTCGAGGTGCAGTCGAGAAGGAGGCCCTCGCGGCGGGACCCGGTTTCGCGGACGCCCTTGATGCGATAGATCCGGCCCTCATAGGAGATCCGTCGGTCTTCCTTGGCCGTGAGGTCCGTCCGATAGCGGATGGTGAAGATGGCGTCGATCTCCGACTGCATCTGCTGGCTATTCATGACCTGACGCGTTGAAGGCAACTGGACGCCGGCGGGAACATCGTCGGCCAGGGGCGTCCAGGCGCGGGTCTTCTCGCCGGCTGCGTTCTTCGAAGGCATCGCCTGCTGAATGTCGATACGACGATCGAGAGTGCCGGCGTTCATCAGAAGGGATCGACCGGATAGCCAGGCAACGGGAAGCCCGGGTACCCAGGGAAGAGGACATGCCGGGGTGAGCGATTGACCGGCATAGAGACGAAGGTCCGGAACGGCCAACAGATGGCGTCCGCCGCGGCCAGGTCCTTCGCCTTGGGCCCGTCCTCGCGTGAGGCATAGGAAGCGCCGAAGACGAGCAGGATCGCCTGCTTGAGTTGGGGCGGGACGGCCGACGCGGCGCCATAGCCCGCGTCGTATCGGACCTTGATGGCCCCGGGCTGATAGCGAATCGAGGGCCAGCTCTTGCCGTAGCCCAGGGCGACGAAGCCCTGTTGCGCGGTCGGGCCCGCCGGTGCGAGGACTTGGTATTCCGTGTTCGGCCAGGTCTGCTCTGTTCCATCCTGGTCGATGTATTTGATTGTGGCGACCGAGATGAGCGGCGGCTTGGGCAGCTCGATCACGCCCCAGAGGGGCCAGGTGTCGAGCCAGAGCTCCCACGTGGCGGTGACGAACTGCCGGCGGGTGAAGTTCTCGCGATCCTGGACCGCGGCGCTCAGCTTGAGCTGCATATCGGCGAGATCGGCGCTGGAGGGGGTGACGATTCGCGCATGCGCCTCCATATCGGCATCCGAAACCGGCAAGCTCGCAGGTGCAGTGATGAGCGAGAGCGTCCACGGCGTCACCGAATGGCCTCATCCTCGGGGAGCTCGTGGGCGGCCGGCTCGAGCTCGACGGCGAGCGGCTCGACGGCATCGACGGGCGGAGGGACCGGGGGGGCCGAAGGCGCTTCGGGGACCGCCCAGCCGGCGGCGATGGCGGCGCGGGCCTGCATGCTGCCCATGTCGAGCGTGCGGCCCGTGTGCGGGCCTTTGGTCACATTGACGCGCATGGCTACCTCCTCCGGTTCTTCTTGCCGTCGAGAACGGCTTCCTCGGTGGACTGATCGGGGAGGATGGCTTCCTCGACGTCATCGACGGCCACGGCGTGGCCCGCGGCGATGAAGCCCGCCGCCATCTCATCCTCGAGCTCGTACTCGGCGTTCGCGTTGTAGGCGGGACCATCGGTCACGCAGCTGTTCAGGAATTTCACTCTCATGGGAGGCTCCAGTGAGCGCGGGGGCCTCTTCGGCCCCCGGGCTCAGCTAGCTGTTAGGCCAGCGCCAGGTACTTGATCGCGGTGGTGTCGAGCACCTTCGCGTCCGAGAACTGGCACGCCAGGAAGCCGACCTCCTGCGTGGCCCAGTACACCTGGTCCGAACGCAGGTACATCGATTCGCCGATGTCGCGGATCATGTAGGCCAGCGGGAAGTTCGCATATGCGAGGATCTTGTTTCCGGTGGCCAGGGTCGACGCCATGTCGTTGTTCGCGGTGATGGGGATGCCATGCAAGAGCGCGGGGACGCCCGCCTGCATCGACGGCTGCCAGAGGTAGCCTCCGTAGCTGTCCTTCAGCTTCCTCAGGGCCGCGATGATGAGATCGTGGGCCATGAATTCGGCGCCGTTGCGGTACGCAGGATCCACCGAGTGCTCGAGGTCGATGACCTCGTCGAACGTGGTGGCGTTCGTGGCGGCCGCGGTCTTGCCGAGCGTGGCGCCGGTGATGTAGCCCTGGGCGTCGGTGGTGCCGTTGCCGACGGTGAACGAGTTGTTCTGCTTCCGCGCCAGGCGAACGCCGAGGATGCGGTTGAGGAACGCGGCGACGTCGAACGAAGAGTCGCGAAGCAGCTCGATGCTGACCTTGACGATCGGGGAGACGTACTTGTACGTTCCCACGACGATCTGGGTGAACGTCGGATCGACGTTGTTCGCGACGGTTCCGGCTTCCGACGTGATCGACGCCGAGTTCGCGGTGTCGCTCACGACCGGCACGGGCAGGTTCGCCGCCGTGGCCGTGTTGATCACCATGGCCTTGGCGCGGACGGCGCCGTACCACTTCTGGATCTCGTAGAGCGAGGCCATCCGCTCGTTCTGGACGGTGTAGCCGCCGGATCCGACGGTGCCGACGCTGAGGGCGCGGGACTCGAGCGACGGGAAGCCCGTGAGCGTGGCGACGTCGATGCCCAGCTTCTGGGCGGACTTCTCGAACCGCGCGCGGGTCTCCGCGAGGGGTTCGAAGTTGTTGCCTCGCAGCATTCCGCCGTCGATTCCTCGAAGAGCCCACGCCTTGAGGGCGTCGTTGACGAGCTTGGGGTGCTCCGCGGGGTCGATCTTGTCCGCGGCGATGGTGGTCTCGGTCTTGCGACCGCGGCTCTCGGTGAGGGCGCGCTCCTCGGCCATGGACTTCTCCATGCGCTCGATGGTGCCGTTGAGACCGTCCGCAGCGGCGCGGATTCGGTCATACGTGGCCGTCTCTTCGGCGGTCATCTCGCGTTTCTCGCGATAGGCGACGTCGAGAACGGCCTCCGCGTCCTTATGGAACTTGACGCGCTTGTCGACGAGCTCCTGAACGTTGTACCTGGGTTCCATTTTGGGTGTCTCCGTGAACGCCAGAGGCCCCGAAATGAAAAGGCGGGCGCCCACTGGCAAGAAGTGATTGATCCTTGCCGTGAGCTGCCCGCATCAAGCGTGCTTTGCTACACGTTCAACTGGCCGTCCTGATGGCATCAAGCCAGCAGGAGCAGTCAGAGTCGATTTGTAGGCCCGAACCTACTACGGTTTCTTATACGGTGTCAAGCTCGAAATTTGGCGCTTCAGGCGCTCCTCCGGAAAGGGGATGGGAGCCGCCTTCTTCCTGGCCAGCTCGAGGGCCCGGAGGTTCACCTCGGTGTCTCCATAGGCCGGGTTGACGACGGGGCCGACATCGCGCAGTCGATCGACCATCTTGACCGTGCGCAGGCAGGAGCCGTCAGCTGCGTACTGGAGGCAATCACCCATCGAGCAGTCCGGACCGCCGCAGACGCTGCACCGGCCCTCTTCCGGGGCGGTGGGGACGTGGAAGCCGAACGAGGAGCCCCGGACGTCGCCACGCTCGACCAGGACTGCGATGTCGCGGCCGGCCTGGGTGTCGGGGAGGTCGACCTCATAGTAGAGGCCTCGCTGGTCCACGCCGAGCCGCAGGGTCTTGCTCATGGTGCGGCCGATGATGCCCTCGTGGTCGAGCGCCGTCGCGATTACGTCCTCGCCGTCGGCCAGGACCTGGTCGAAGGCCCCGGGCGCGATGATCTCAGTGAAGCCCCCGAGGTCATAGGACCGGGAGTTGTACACGGCCGCGTATCCCTTAAGGGAAGCAGCTCCAGAAGCTGCCTTGCGCAGCTCCACCTTTTCAGCGATGAACCGCTTTTCGAACTTCATTGCGCTACCTCCAGCATGTCGAGAATCTCCTTCGGCCGGAACGCTTCCCACCGATCGGCGAGAGCCCTCACGGCCGCCTCCGTCCCCACGCCCGGCAGCTCGAGCAGAGCCGCGGTGGACGACGACATCAGATGACGAACCACGGGCGCCGCGTTTGCGGGCGGGCGGCCCAGGACGGCAGCGATCGCCAGGGCGATCGGTGTCAGCGACTGCATGAGCCGGGCCTCGTACGTGGGCGTGTAGAACTCCTGCATCCACGCTGAGACCTTCGCCGAGCCGGCGGCATGCTTACGCGCCTCGGTGGCCTCGATCCTCACCAGCTTCTGCAGGCCCTCGAGGGCCAGGGCGCGCACGGCGGTCAGGATCGAGGGATCTCGCGGGATCGAATTCGCTGAAGACGTCCCAGGCGAGGACGCTCCAGGCGCGGCCGGCGACGGCATCTTGCTCAGGTTCTTCGCATCGACCATGTTCACGGGGGCCAGATAGACGTCGCCGATCTCCGGCGGGAGCAGCGGCATGTCCTCTTTCCGGCGGATGTCGTTGACGCTGAGCCATCCCCACTGCCGGCCGATGGAGTAGGCAGCGTTGCGCGCAGCCAGGTCGCCGCGAAGGAGGCCCTCGGGGACGAACATCGTGTAGAGCTGGCCCGCCTGGCGGCCGGAGATCAGCTTCCGATCGGCTTCCTGCTCCCAGAGCACGAACCAGGGCCGCAGGCTCTCGGTGACGAACTCGATGTTCATCTGCTCGACGTTGCCCCACGTCGCGCGGCCGAGCTCCTTCAGCTTGTTCAACGGCACGTTGAA